CATCCGTGTAAATGTGCAGCAGTGGAGACCTAAGTATGCCGTACGAATCGAAGTTTATAACCTCCTCTTATGAGAATATTATAAGCGGGATTCATGCGTCACCTATTGATGGTACTCCAGTACGTGCTACATATTCTAGATCGGGTGAAATACCGACCAAGAGTTTCCAGAGAGTTGGATCTAATAATCCTCTCAACGGACCACTGCTAGCTTATATGAAAAAGAGCAAGCCCTTACGGGTTCGTTCTTATATCAAAAAGGTTATCACTGGCTACCGTTATATTTACAAGAAAGTTGCATATGACAAGTGGAAACCCAAAAAGGTTTTCTCTCATTATGTGTATACTTATCGTGAAAAATATGTCCGCCGGATCTCTAGATCCGGTGAGATAATCTGGAAAAAGAAGTTGGTACGGAAAAGACATAAACGATTTCGTTATATCTTGACCGTAAAGGTAAGGTTTTATAAGATCCGTATACGAGTGCCTGTAAAGACGCGCGTTAGAATCTATTTTACCTTACCTCCTAAGGTTGTAAGTGAATTACCAACCGGTAGACCGTATCTTCTTCCCAACTCCCTTCTGTTTAGTACAGCTAGTGTTTCGGTTAAGCCGTTACATAACAGTTCTACTACTGCAGTACAGTTGTACGACGATATCTATTTCCTAAACGCTGAAACAACTGGTCCCGCGTATAGCCGTATCCCCTTTTCGGGGACGGCTCCACTCGGTTTCAATGTGGCTAGCGTTACGATAGGTCGTGGTTTGCCCAGTGCTTCTGATTATATACCTTTTTTTGCCAGCTGTTGACGATATTTATTTATCTGCCACCAGTTTGCATGGATTGTATAAAAAAGTTGCATCGGACGTGCCGTCTACTCTAACCTCTTTAGCTGAACTACCCGAAACTATTAGTGCGGTTTACCGCATTCTTACCGACGGGATCAAGCTGGCGAAAGCTCTTCGCAAAGCGGATCTCCGTTCGGCCTGGAAGAGTCTCAACCGTGCAACTATTGCACGGCAAGATTCTTTATCAGGGGTTTCGTCGAAAGTTTGGCTGTCATGGTATTTAGCCATCTCCCCCACGATTTCCGATATTTCCGAACACATTGAAACCTACAAACGTAGCGATCGTGTGTGGAGGGAATTTAAGAAATCTTCAAGGGAGATGTCCTCAACTGTGACTGAGGATGAATCAGGCTTCTACAATCAAGTTAATTTGTCGAACACTGTAAAGTGGTCATGCATAATTAACGGTAGATTACAGATTGATCAACTCAAAGAGAAGTTCAGTGCGTCACAGAACCAGACAGGTGCTTTATATGCGATCGTTCCTTTCAGCTTCATTGCCGATTGGATCATTGACATATCTACCTATCTGGAATCCGCGCACATTTTTCAGGATCTCGATTATGACGCATGGAAAACGACAGCAACATCTCGTGATGAGGTGATAAAGTCTTTTAACATAGGTTATAATAATCAGCAGTTATCGACTGAGACTATACGTGCTAGGACTGACGTCCGCAACACTGTTATAATTAATCAGGCGACGATTGCTAGGGAGCCCATTTCGGAGCTTCCAGATATGCCACTTATTCCTTGGAAAAAGAAATTAGTGACAGAGACCCAAATAAATCGTTCTCTTACTGCAGCAGCACTTTTCAGGTTGCTGTCTTCTAAGAAGAATTAAATCCTTTACTCAATTGTTATAGAACAATCATAGGAAATCCTTATGAGTACTTTTACCAACCTGTCAATTTTTGACAGTGTCCCAACTGCTCGTCTTTTCGCTGTTTCCAACATCGATTATACGACAGGAGTTGCTGCTTGGACTTACGCGGCCGGAGGTTCTTACGATGCATCGGTTTTATTATCGATGTCCGTTAAACCACCATCTGCAAAGTCCTCTAGAACTCGAATCCGTGCTCGTGTCTCTGTTCCAATTATGGATCCAGTGTTTACGACGAAGAAGATCGATGAGCTCATCGGTGAGGTTACCTTCTCTATACCCAAGACCTCTACGCTGTTACAGCGTAAAGATCTTCGGGCATTTGTTGGGAACCTTTTCGGTGCGACCATTCTGCAAGTAGCGATAGATTCCAATGAAGGAATCTACTAAAGTCATTTTCGACCTTATTTCTGGGTCTAAATGTCCTTGTTGCTTGCTGGTAGTTTTACTACTACTTCTTCAAAACCTTGATGTTAAGGAGATTATTCTCCATTTCATCTAATAGTTTCTTAACACTCTTTAGAGGCACTTTATTATGGATAATCATAAGATATCCAAAAACGTAGAGCACGATTTTGTTCTCAACTATCTCGTATCTCTTGACTGCAGCAAATCTTTAGCTGTAGCCATTCTTTATAGACATAAGGAGTTCTCCCAAATTGTAAATTTGGAGTTTAAACCTACCGACTATAATGATTTTGAGACTGCGAGGGACTCGTTACTTTCTGTGGAATTTCTTCGAAAACACGCTGACTTAGAGACCGG